CGTGGCGTTTGCTTTGATTAGGTTTGCGTTAAAGTGAAAAGCATACATGACCAAGCCGAACAATTAACAAAAGACGTTCAGAGTATAGAAAAAAGATGCCGCTGGAAAACATACAGTCAACCATTGCACAGACAGGGCAAGCTATTGCAGGGCTTTATGCCAATATAGCTAAAGAGATTAGGAGGCAAAATGCAAATACTGCCGACAGTTAGAATATTGAGAGTCGAAGAAAGTCAGGAAGGAACCTTCGGGGTTCTGACGATATGCTCACAGGTTTTCTGTGTAACGCTTGAGCTTTCAGATAGATTGAATAAACAAGAAGTATCTTGTATTCCTGCACAGCAATATATGTGTAAAAGAATTATCTCTCCTAAATTTGGGGAAACTTTTGAGATATGTGATGTCCCTGGCAGAGATCATGTACTATTTCATAAGGGCAACAGAATTATAGATACGCATGGTTGTATTATTTTAGCACAACACTTCGGAAAATTAAAAGGTGACAGGGCGGTTCTTAATTCGGGAGCTACTTTTGATTCTTTTATGGAAATAATAGAGGGATACGATACGTTCTCTCTTACAATTAAGGAGGATTACTAAAATGGCTTGGAGTATATTTTCTAAGATAGCAGCTGCGCCGATTAAAGAAGTATTGGATTCAACAGGAAAGGCTGTTGGTAGCATAATGAATCGTTTTGGATTTACAGAAAAACTTTCTGATGAAAAACGAATTGATAAATATGCTAATCTATTTAAAATCTCAGAAGCTTCTACTGATTCGGCACGACAGATGTTTATGACCGAAATGAGGACTCAGAAACAACCATGGCTTATAAGGTTGCTTAATGGTTTAGTACGCCCATTTGGAGGGCTGGGAGCTTTGACGGTAGAATTCTATGCTATATGCGGAGCAAATCTTGGAGTGTGGTTTGGATTTAAATATATTCCAGTAACAATCAGTGTTGAACAGCATCTTGTTCTTGCAACTATTATTGCTTTCTATTTTGGAAGTAGGTTAAAAGAAACCTTAACAGGAACCGCTACAAAAAGATAAAGAAGGGAAAAAGGAAATTATGGACAGAACGACCGTGTCTGATAAATGTATTGTGAAAGTCACAAGAGAAACAGAAAAGACCGAAAAGGTTGTTGTTCATGAAATAAAGGGAGGGAACAAAGAAGAAAAAAGTGAATTGCGAATTGCAGATGGCTTAAAAGTCATTTTGCGTAAATTAATTTTATTGAATGATTGAATGATTGAATGATTAAATGATTGAATGATTAAATAATTGAATGATTAAACAAAGGAGAAAGCGATGAAGATTAAAAACAATACTATAATCTCAGCAAATTGGACGGCGAAGATTTTTAGAGTAGATGGGGAAGTAGAAGAGAAAGTTTTTCATAATTTGGTTGTTGATTCTGGTATGGATTTTCTTGCTGAGTACTTATCTTCGACTCCTGGTTCAGCACAAAATTACATAGCTGTTGGAACAGGCTCAGAAGTTTCGTCATTGGGTACAATTGCGTTAGTAGGAGAATCCGTAAGAAATGCAATGGCAACTCAGTTATCTTCGAAAAATGTGTGGATTACTACGGCAACTTTTGCGGGGAATACAGACGGAATTACATCAGTAGCATTGACAGAAGCGGCAGTATTCAATGCTTCATCTGGATTTAATTGTTTCCAGAGAGTAAATGGGGTGCTTGCTACTCTGGGAGCTTCTGATTTTTTACACTTAACCATCGAAACAACCATTGGAAGTAGAAGTTCATAATCGGCAGTAAAAAGTAGAAACCTTTAAAAATAAAGAATAAACAATGGCATTATCTGAAAACATTTTAATTGAAGATGAAGTAAATCTCTTAACTGAAGATAGCGAAAATCTTCTTACGGAAGGCGTAGGGACTCTTTATGAAGGAGTAGAAGCAGACTCCGTAATAAGTTTCTCTACGCTTAACATAAAGCAAAATATTTTAAATAGAGTAGGAGAACTGAGGCTTTTCTCCGATTCTAATATTGAATACTTTTTAAGAAATATCGGTCGAACTGATAATCTAGCAATTATTCAAGACTCAATTAAGAAAGAATTAAGATTAATTCTACAGAATAGTCTGATTCCGTTTAGCGATACGTATAAAAAGAATGTACTCGGAATTGATTTAGACAATATTAATTTAACAGACATTTTCCGTAAACATTTAATTTGTGGTCTTAAAGGGAAAGACAATCTTCTATTATCAGAAGTTGTTTGTAAGCAATTGATTAAGTCGGCATTAGAGGAAACTCTTCTATCAGATGATTTTCATAAACAGGTAATTAAATTAGTACTAAATGACACTAATATATTTGATGCATTTAGATTACAATTAAATAAAGCAATTTCAGAAAAATTAAATCTTTCTGATAAAACGATCAAACAAATAGTTAAGTTAATTATTGGCGATGTAGCATTATCAGACGTATTCAAAAAATATTTAGTCAGGTCGATATTACAAAAAGACAATGTCGTAATATCTGATCGGGTCAATAAGCAATTAAATAAAACGATTCCTGAGCAGGTAGTCTTATCTGCTGAATTTAATAGGGACTTGGTAAAGTTAGTATCGGACGATATTGTTTTGTCAGATGTCTTTAAGATACTTCATTCGATAGTTCTTCCAGATAGTCTTACTGGATTCTCAGACTTGTTTAAAGTTGAGTTACGAAAAATAGTAATAGACAATATGGTTCTGTCTGAAGTATTTAAAAAGCACACTATAAAAACTATTAATGATGATCTTATTCTATCTGACCAAAGCTATAAACAGTTATTGAGAAGAATATCAGAAGATATCGTTTTGTCAGATAGAATTACTAAACAATTAAACAAGATAATATTGGGAGATATCGTTTTATCTGATAATTTTAGATTAGGAATAGGTAAGTTAATTCTTGGAGAAATAATTTTATCAGATAATTTTCGCAAACAATTATTTAAGTTAATATCGGAAGATATTATTTTATCAGATGATTTTCATAAACAATTATTTAGAACAATATTAGAAGATGAAGATATTATTCTATCCGATATTGTTACCAAACAATTATTGATATCAATATTAGAAGATGAAGATATTATTTTATCAGATAGAATTACCAAGAAATTATTTAAAGTTGTATCTGAAGATATTATTTTATCAGATAGAATTACCAAGAAATTATTTAAAGTTGTATCTGAAGATATTATTTTATCCGATATTGTTACCAAGAAATTATTTAAAGTTGTATCTGAAGATATTATTTTATCAGATAGAATTACCAAGAAATTATTTAAAGTTGTATCTGAAGATATTATTTTATCCGATATTTTTAAGAAATATATAATTGCCGGCAAAACAGAAGAAAATGATTTAATTATATCCGATAGAATTACCAAGAAATTAAATAAGATAATATTGGACGAAGCGATTCTATCCGATATTGTTACCAAACAATTATTGATATCAATATTAGAAGATGAAGATATTATTTTATCAGATAGAATTACCAAGAAATTATTTAAATTTTATCAGATATTTTTAAGAAATATATAATTGCCGGCAAAACAGAAGAAAATGATTTAATTATATTTGATAATTATAGTACTACAACAATTACGTTTAGAGTTTTATTGTTTCTGGTATCAAGTATAGAAGGGTATATTGGCAAGACATCTAATATAGAAAATTATCTGGATATAACAGGAAAGATAAAGAATTACTCAGGAACAACATCTAATATAAAAGGACATTAAAAAATGGAACAACTCGGTGGTGGAGATACAAAACAGTTTACACTTACAATGAGTATAACGCCTGATGATAATCCTACTCTTTCTATTTTCAATTCGGGGAATTCAGGTATTTCTTCATTAACAAGTGCGGCTTCAGGGGATAACCATTATTACACTTTATATACGCTTCCGTCAAGTCCCGGAATATATTTTTCTGAGTGGAATATTTCCGTGTCTTCAAGAGCGTATGTTGATCGGACTTTGTTTGAAATAATTTTAATAGATGCTGATCAAGCAGGACTTTATAGCAACCCGAATGATTTAAGAGCGATCTATCCAAAGATAGATACAACTGGATTAACCAATAGACAACTGAACCAGTTTATAACAGATGTCGATGCAGTAATTAATATGAGACTATCGGGTACGTATTCTGTTCCTTTTGCAACAGGAGTAAACAGTCTTCCAGCTTCAATAAATTATTTATCGAAGAATTTAGCTCTTCTTGAAATATTATCAAGACCAAGTGTAAAAGCTGGTGGAGATACTCCTGGATGGTTAGCAGATAGAAGAGATTATTTCGAAACGCTTCTTGATAAATTGGAAACAGGAAGTTATTCGTTAGTCGTTAGTTCTGGAGGAACTATTGGAGGAAAAACAAGTACTACTCTTTGGGGAGCAAATGAAGATTACCATCCAATATTTAATTTGTTGGATTCCGAAGAGCAAAGAATAGATACAGATAAAATTGAAGCATTAGAAGACGAATTGGATGATGACTTATGATTTCTGTCAAAGTAAAAGACCGCAATCAAGTAGCTGCTAAACTAAAGGTAATGTCGGTTAAATTAAAGAATCCAAGAGCTCTTTACGCGAGATTCGGAGTTCAAGGGATAAAATGGATTGATGAGAATTTTAGAAAACAAGGAGGATTACTTAAAGAAGGAAAATGGAAACCATTATCTCCTTCAACAATACGAAGTAGAACAAAGAGAAAAAAGAAGAGAACAACGAGTACACAAATTTTAATAGACAGTGGAGAATTAAGAAAGAGTTTCGAAACGAGTTTTACTTCCAGAGGAGTATTAATAGGAACGGGGAAGAAGTATGGAATTTATCATGATTCAGATGTATCAAGAAGAAAGCTTCCTCAGAGAAGAATGGTTCCGAGACAAAAGGATACTTCGATGGTAATTAGATTAACTAAAACATTAAGGAATTATCTTAGAGAGATTGGTAGGGGGATCATATAGATTAACTACTTCAGGCCTTGTCATTTAAGCTCAGACTCGTGTTTGAACTTTGTTTATAACTTTCTATAACCTTAAATAAGAAGGACAAGAAATGGCAACAGATTATGAAATTTTAATTACGCTTGAGGATATATTCAATGCAGATTCTCGAACTAAAAAGTATACAATTCAAGGAGCAGAGGACCCAGATAATGTTCCTACTCCCGAGATTTGCCCAATGGTAAATTTATTGCCTATTGCTAAACCAAGGGAATTAGCAAGAATGTCGACAACTCCATATACAGCGAATTTGATGTTTGAAGTTATACTTTGGGAAATGTCAGCAGGGGATTTTAAAAACGCCTTCAAATTAATGTCGAAGATGGAAGAGAATGTTTTTCAAGTTTTACTGAAAAATAAAAATGTTAGTAATACAGTATTGACAAGTGTTATTGGCGAAACACTTTATGAAAATATGTATTACGAAAGTTGCTTTTACATAAAAGCTGTTATTCCTTTCGTAATAGAAAAAGATCAATAAGAACAACAAGATTAATAAAATAGGGAGGTAAAAGAATTAAAATTTGTAGAAGATGCAAATGCGGTTGTGGAGGAATAACCAATCCGGGGAAGAAATTTATTAATGGACATAATAGAAGAGATAGTCTGCATTCTTTAGAATCAAGAAAGAAAATGTGTTTGGTTCAAAAAGGAAGAATTGTATCCGAAGAAATGAAAAATAAGATAAGTTCTACTTTAAAAGGTAAATATTGCGGGGAAGATAGTCCTCATTGGAATAAGAAACATACTAAAGAGACGAGAAAAAAAATATCTGAAAAGCTATTAGGAAAGAACCATCCACAATTTGGGTGTACTGGAGAAAAGAGTCATAATTATGGGATAAAGCGTTCTGAAGAAACAAAAGAGAAAATATCTATTGCACAATTAAAATTATGGCAAGATTCAGAGTATCAAAGAAAGATGCAGGAAGCATTTGATTTAAAACCAAACAAGCCAGAAACAGAATTATCAATTTTACTTAATAAATTGTTTCCAAAAGATTATAAATATGTTGGAGATTTTCAATTCTTTCTTGGAGGTAGAAACCCTGACTTCATGAATATAAACGGTCAAAAAAAGTTAATAGAAATGTACGGTGACTATTGGCATAGAGGCCAGAATCCACAGGATAGGATAGATCACTTCAAACAATATGGATTTAATACATTAGTAATATGGGAACACGAATTAAAAGAAAGTAGGTTGGGATTGAGAGGTAAATTAAAAGAATTTCATAATAATTAAAAAATAAAAAACAATAACAATTAAAATAAGGAGGTTACCATGGCATACGGAACAGATGGCTTCTTAGGAATTACAAAACAAGGATCGTGGGGGACTGCGACTACAAGCTGGCATTTCGTTCCTTTCGTTAGTGAGGGACTGAATACGAATATAGAAACAATAATGCCAGCATCGATTTTGGATAGGTACGATGAGCCGAATCCATTGGAAGGATTGCAAACAGTTGAGGGAGATATAGTAATGGAATTAAATCCTCTTGATTGTGCCCCCTTCTTGCATGCGGCTTGTGGAAGTTCAACTACAACTATAACATTGAGCGGAGCAGTTTATACCCACGAATTCAAATTAACACAGGATAGATTTGATACTAATGCTGCCTTGACTCCTTATGGATTCCAGATTTACAGAGGAGTAGAACAGGCATTCCAGCTTACAGATGGACAGGCGAATACACTGGAAATTGCTATTACTGCTGGATCTATTGTTCAAATGACTACTGGATTAATTTGTAGAACGACAAGCTTAATGACGAAAGGAACTGTGAGTTATTTTAATTCAGATGCCTTTACATGGGATCAAGCCAGTTTCTCTTTAAGTGGTGCGGCAGTAACAGATTTTGAAGAAATAAAAATTTCTTTAAATAATGCATTAGAAGGAATTGTTCTTCTTGATGGAACAAAACGAAGAGGAAAAATACAAAGAAATGGATACAGAGAAATAAGAGTTTCTGGAACCATTGATTTGCCTGACCTTGACGAGTATGATATTTTTATGGCACAAACAGAAAGAGAGATGATTGCTACATTGAAAAAGACATCGGCAATTTCCTCGGGATATTATGAACAACTTGAAATAATCATTCCGAGTTTTAGATATGAAGGCTTTCCAGTAAATATCGGTGGTCCAGGAAGAGTAACTGTTGGCTTTACAGGAAGAGGCGTATATAACTCAGGGTCAGCAACAACTATGAAAATGACTCTTGTAAACACAAATGCAAACGTACTATAATAAATAAATGTAGATAAACAAAGGAGGAGAAAATTATGAAAGCTTCAGATTACAGAAAAAAAGTTAGAAAAGGTATTATGTGTCCAAGCGGAATAGAATTAGAAATTAGAAAGGTTAAGGCAATTGATTACCTGCGGATGGGGATTCTTCCTGATACATTAGCAGAAATGGGAGAGAAACCAGAAAAGGTCAATCCTGATACATTAGATAAAATTCAGAAAATGTTTTTAACGACAATCGTTATCGCAACAAGCGACTTTAATATTGTTGATAAACCTTTTAACGAATTGGGAGAAGGGGAAATATCTTATCTCGAAATAGAAGATGATGATACGAACTTTATTATTAACGAAATAAGTACTTTTTCCTTTGGAGAAAAAGAAAATGGAGGTGGCGAAGAAGGCATCCGTCCCTTTTCAGAAGAGTCCGTATCCAAGCCTGATTGATGCAATTGCACAAAGGTATGGAGTGCTTCCGTCAGAATTACTTGATATGGGAGTTGACGAATTAAATTGGAATATAAAAATTTATGGCATAGCTGTAAAAAAGGAGAATACAAAGAAGAGACAACAGGAGTTAGCGAATAAGCAATCGAGGAGCTTATAGCAAAGACGAGGAGCTTTGTAAAATAAAAGGTCTGTAAGTTATGGCACAAAACAAGGTTGAAGTCTTATTAACTGCGCGAGATCAGGCATCTGGGAAGATAAATAAGAATACTCAGGCGATGCAGGGAATGACTGGAGCATCTAAAAAGCTCGGGTCATCTCTTACTGTATTAAAAGGAATTGCCGTAACTGCCTTTGCTGGTTGGGGTGTTAGTCAAGTTGGTAAAAATATTATTAAGATTGGTGCCGACTTTAAATACACGATGGCTATTGTTCGTGGTGTTTCTCAAGCAACCGGAAAACAATATGCTGCCTTAGAAGCCAAGGCTCGAGAAATGGGGGCAACAACTGAATGGTCTGCTACGCAAGCAGCAGAAGGTCTTCAGTTTTTGTCAATGGCTGGTTTTAAAGCCGAAAAGGCTATTGCGGCTCTTCCTGTAGTTTTAGATTTAGCAACTGCAGGAAATATTGATTTAGCGAGATCAGCAGATTTAGCCTCTAATGCCTTAACAGCAATGCGATTGCCCGTTGAAGACCTTGATAAAGTGGCTGATGTTTTTATACAAACCATTACTTCCAGTAATACAAATATGGAAATGATGGCGGAATCGTTTAAGTACGCCGCACCTGTTGCCGCCGGATTTGGTATAAAAATTGAACGTCTTGCGGCATTAATTGGTTTACTTGGTAATGCTGGTGTTCAGGGATCAATGGCCGGTACTCAGTTATCAATGGCAATGTTAAAATCACAAAAAGTCTTTGATAAATATGGTGCTTCTGCAAAAAATGCTGACGGAAGCACTAAAGATTTTGTAGATGCATTGGAATTATTAGAAAAAGTTGGTGGAGATGCTAATGAAGTATTAGATGCATTTACGTTTAGGGCTGGTCGTGCCGCTCTTGCTCTTTTAGGACAAGGAACTCCAGCTATAAAAGCGTATATAAAAGAAATAGAAAATGCTGAAGGGGCAAACAAAAGACTTGCAGATATAATAAGGGATACAACCAAAATAGACTGGAAGATTTTAACTTCCGGAATGAATGCTGTTGCCCAAGAAATTTTTGATATATATGAGACTCAAATCCGGAAGACATTACAGGGATTCACTTCTTGGATTAGAGAACATAAGAAAGAAGTACTTGGTTTATCATCAGCTCTTGGAGACCTTGGATATAAATTAGCAAACATAGTAATTCCGGCTTTAGATAAAATATGGACTATTATTTCTTATGATCCAGCAATAATGGAGTTTGGCTTAATTGGTTTGGCTGTAGCTGGAAGAAAAGGAGCCATGATTGGTGCCGCTATTGGGCATACGATAGGCTGGTTAGAACTTTTAAGTAGTGCACTTGGTCTTGCATCAGTAGGGGCAATAAAGTTTTCCGATATAATGACTTCTAATTTTAAAGAATTAGAAAAATTGGTAAATGATTTTGATGTTCCAACTACAATGTTAGAAGGCTTTAACGCACAAGTAAAAGAATTAGAAAAACAAATAGCATACCTTAAGACGGCAACAGAAGGAAAAGCATTTACATTCTCAGAAGATAAAGAGGAGCTCGCTCTTCTTGAGAATAAATTAAAAGATGTACAGGCACGAATAGAAACATTAAAATTAGCTTCTAAATTAGATATTGATTTATCTAAACCGATAGATCAAGCTAAACGACTTGCTTCAGCCTTAAAAGACCCAGCCGCTTTTTTTGAAAAAGATAAACCAAAAAAGAAAGATGATGGCGTAGCAAAGGCTGCCAGAGATGCTGTAATAAAGGCTCTTAAGATTCAAGAAGAATTTGCTTTTGGAATGTCAGCAATAGAAGCAAAAAGAATTGCTGATAGAAATAAAACAGAAAAAGAAACTATTGAAAATTTCAGACAAGCCAAAATGACAGAAACAGAATTGGCGATGTATGAGCTTGATAAACAATTTTTAGAATACGATACTTTTGTAAAAGATAAAGAAGCACTTGATAATTTGTATGTAAAAGAAGCTGCAAAAATAACAAAGTCAGCAAACAAGGCTGCCCTTGAAGCAAGAAAAGAATTCGAAAAAGAAATTTCTGAGGTAGGGAAAACAGCAGCCGAAATACAACTTGCAACTATTTATAAACAAGCTAAAGATTGGGAAAATCTCGGATACGACAAAATAAAAATTACTCGGTGGACAGAAGATGAAATATCAAAAATTACTGATGATACTGCCGATGCGATGACAGATGCTTTTGCAGGATGGGCGAAAGACTTTGGTTCTACTCTTAATGAAATGTTTTGGGGTGCAGAAACTACTTTTGGTAGTATTTTAAAATCGTTTGCTAAAATGATTACGCAAATGATAATTCAAAAATCAATAATAGAACCTATGTTCAGTGGTGGTAGTTCCGGAAAAGGATTGATTGGGGGATTAATAAGTGGAGGGCTTGGTCTTCTTGGTGGAGGATTTACAAGTACCAGTCCAGCCTTGACTGCGGCGCAACAGGGCATACCAAATGTTGCAACTCTTTGGAAAAAAGGTGGAGCATTCCTAAATGGTATTGCTGATTATTCAAATCAAATTGTAAACACCCCTACTCGATTTGCTTTTGCCTCTGGAGCAGGACTTATGGGTGAAGCTGGTAGTGAAGCTATTATGCCATTGACCAGAACTTCAGATGGAGATTTAGGAGTAAAAACTCAAGGTGGAAATGATCAAGCAACAACAATTATAATAAACGCAATAGATTCAAAGTCTTTCGCAGAAGTAGTCAAAAGAAATCCTCAATCAATAGTAACTGTAATTGGAGATGCAATGAAAGATAGAACGGGACTCAGAAATGTAATGAAAGGAACAATGTAATGAAAGGAACAATGTAATGAAAGAAACAATGTAATGAAAGAAACAATGTAATGAAAATAACGAAAGGAACTTTATAATGGCGACTTGGCCTGAGAGCGATCCTACACCTGTTTACCCTTTATCTGTTGAACAAGAATATAATACTCTTATTTCTGATTATGATGGTGGAGGAGAACAAAGAAGAAAGAAGTTACTTTATCCAAAATACAATGTAAGCGTCAAATATCAGAAGATATCTTTATCTGACGCACAAGCATTATGGACATTTTATTCGGCCAGAGGTGGGGCACATGAGGCCTTTTACATTTATGACTTAGCATTATTGCTTGGACATTCCTTTAGCCATGCAGGACAGTACTGTGGAACAGGAGATGGAACAACAAATACATTTGATATTCCTGGAAGAAGTACTTCTTCTCAAACTATATATGTTGATGGGGTTGACGATACAACTAATACAACAATCTTGGTAGGTGGTGGAACTTCAAGTAGTGACAGAGTTCGATTTGATGTTGCAGCTCCAGCCTCAGGAATAATTATCACTGCAGATTTTACTGGATATTTAAGAATAAGAGCAAGATTCTTAGAAGATAAATTATCCAGAACTAATTTTATTAATGAGCTTTACGCTTATGGAATAAAACTTAAAGGACTGGGTGCTGTATGAGAGATTTATCTGAATTAGTTGAAGCAGCAATGGCAAGCGAAGAAGGCAAGATGTTTTGGTTTCTTGAATTTCAATTCAATACTACAGTTAGGTATACGGATGCCGAGATAGATTTTTATGCTGGTGGAGATAAATTTGAAACAATGCCATTTGAGATTCAGACAATAAATTTCGGGGCAAAAACTTCTGTTGATAAGGTAATTGTCGATATTGCAAATGTTGATTTACAGATGTCAGCGATTTTCTTAAATGAAGACGTTATGAACAAATGGGGAATTTTATATGTAGGATTTTTAGATACGAATAACGTAATAATAGGCGACCCTATTGAGATATTCAGAGGACTTGTTTCTACATGGGAATTGAATGAACCAACAGCATCAATCGTATTAATGAACGAATTTGTTTTCTGGAATAAAAGAACATTAAGAAAACATCCACCATCCTGTAGATGGGCATTCAAAGGAACTGAATGTACATATGCAGGAGCAGAGACATGGTGCGACAGAAGTTATGCCAGATGCGGGGCATTAAGTAATACAGATAATTTTGGCGGGGAAAGATGGTTACCGGATTTGATGGAACGAGAAATTTACTGGGGCAAAACAACATGAAAGGGTTTGGTCAGGTAACTCGAAAATATATAGGGCAGAGCTTTGAGGAGTGTAATTGTCTTCAATTACTACACCGGATTTATACAGATTTGAACCTGAAAGTTCCGTCTGCATACAAAGGGTATGATCTCATTTCTTATTTAAAATATTGGGAATCTAATCCAGAATTAGCGATAAAAGATATGATCGACTTATTTAGAACTATCGGTAAAAAAGTTGATCCAAATTATTTGAAAAGAGGTGATCTGATTGTGGCGAATTACAAAGGAATTAA